GTAAAGAAAGATAACTCTGGTAACGTAACACAGACAATGAAGGTGCCATTAGCATATGGCCCTAAACAGAAGTGGTTGTCCAGATTGCAACAAGACCCTAACCTAACAAAAAAGGTTGCGGTTACTTTACCTCGTATTGGGTTTGAGATTAGTGGATTGTCATACGACTCCACTCGTAAACTTAACAAGATGGTGAAGGCAAAGAAGGTTGCAAACGGAGAAAACAAAGAAGGATTAAAGGAAGGGTTTATGCCTGTTCCTTATAATGTTGATTTTGAACTATTCATTATGAGTAAAAATTCAGATGATGCATTGCAGATTCTAGAACAAATTTTACCATACTTCCAACCAGAGTACACAGTTACTTTGAGAGAAGTACCAGAATTAGATATTGTTAGAGATGTTCCAGTAACATTAAACAGTATTGGTTATGAAGATAGTTATGAAGGAGAATTTACAAGTCGTAGAGCAATTATCTACACATTAAGTTTCTCTGCAAAATATTATCTATATGGCCCTGTGACTTCACAGAATGTTATTCGTAGTGTTCAAGTTGACCAGTATACAGATATGCCAGTTAACGCACCTAAGAGGGAACAGAGATATTCTGCAACACCTAAACCAGCAGATGTTTCTCCTGCTGATTGGGATACTGATGATGGTGATTTCGGGTTCAATGAAACTACAAGTTTCTATGAAGATGCAAAGAATTTTAATCCGTCAACGGGTCAAGATGAATAAATAGTACAAAAGAATCTAAGGATTAAACAACTATGGCAATTAGAAGAATTCAAGAAAGAGCAACTGAAAACCTCTTTACAAACACAGAAATCTCTGGAACAGAGGCAGCGAAAATGCCTGTGGGAACTACTGCTCAACGAGCAAATGTTAAACAAGGAGATATCAGATTTAACTCAACTATATCACTGATGGAATATTACGATGGTACTCAATGGAAATCAATTGATTCTCCACCTATAATATCATCCATATCCCCAAATAACTTCGACACTGCTGGTGATACAATTACTATCACTGGTTCTAATTTTCAATCTGGTGCAACTGTTAAGATTATTGCATCAGACGCTCAAGAATTAGCAGCATCCTCTGTAACATTTACAAACTCTTCGACAGTAACATTTGTTATTACATCAGCAATGGTTGCTGATAATGGTGACCCTTATGATGTTGAGTTAACAAATCCTTCTGGACTCGTAGCAACTGTTGCAGATGCATTAGACTTTGCACCAGAACCAGCATGGACAAAAGCAGCTGGTTCTTTAGGGACTCTCTACGATGTTAATAAAGGTTCTGTTTCAATTACAACAGGTGCAACTTCAACAGAGTCAGACGCAACAATTACCTATGCGGTAACTACAGGTTCATTACCTACTGGACTTTCTATTAGTTCTTCTACAGGAACAATTACTGGTTCTTATTCATCTCTTGGTAGTGATACTACTACAACATTTAGTTTAACTGCAACTGCAACAGATAGTGGTGGTAGCACAACAACAAATGTTCGTGCATATTCTATTCTTCAAAAAGCACCTGTAATTACATCTTACACATCTACTGGTTCTGGAACATTTAATGTTCCTACTGGTGTAGCAACAGTTACTGCTCTAGTTGTCGCTGGTGGTGGTTCTGGTGCTTATGGAGATAGTTCTTGGTGGGGTGCCGGTGGTGGTGGCGCTGGTGGACTTATCTATCGTCCAGCATACCCTGTAACTCCAGGCGGTTCAGTTTCATATACTGTCGGTACTGGTGGAGCAGCTGCAACAAGTAGGACTCCAGGCCAAAATAGTAATGGTGCTGGTAAAGAAGGACAAAATTCTGTATTCGGAGTACTCACTGCATTAGGTGGTGGTGGTGGCGCTGGTGATGGTTGTTGGCCAGCAAACGCAGACCCATCAAACCAAGGTTCTGGTAGTGGTGGACAAGGTGGTTCAGGCGGTGGTGGTTCTGGGCCAAGTCCAGCAACTTATGGCGTAGGCCCAAGATTAGGTGGACAAGGACAACAACCAGCACAACCTCAAGACTCTGGAACTTATGGTTTTGGATTCGATGGTGGTGGCGGTTCATCAGGCCCTGGCGGTGGCGGCGGTGGCGCTGGTGCAAATGGAGCTCATGGAGGGCCTACAGGTGGTGAAGGTGGTGTTGGTAAACAATACGCTATATCTGGTTCACAAGTATACTATGGTGGTGGCGGTGGTGGTTGTAACTATCCAGGCCATACTGGGCCAAACAGTCAAAACCAAGGTTCTGGTGGAAATGGCGGCGGTGGTAATGGTCGTGTTCAACCAGGCGGTGGTTTTAATGGCACTGCAAACCGTGGCGGTGGTGCTGGTGGCGGTGGCCAAAGTACTGGTGGTTCTGGTGTTGTCATCATAACTTACTAAATACTAATATAATTATTACACAATAGGAGTGAATATAAAATGACTAAAAAATGGAATGAAGAACATATTGAAGCGGCAGAAGAAGTAATGAACTTTGCTCGTGCAACAGGTAATGAAAAACTTGCAGAGATGATTAAAGATTTGTTTGAGATTAAAGAAAAACCAATTTTTGATACATCAAGTTCTGTATTTTTAAACCTTTCAGAGCCTTTAAACATTGGGTGTAATGTTCAAGGATATAAACTTGAAGATGGAGTTAGATTTCCTTTCTACTCTGTAGAGGGTGATATTCGTGAATTTGAAAAACTACATGACACCGTAAAACAAATGCGTGTAGGTAATGTCGAAGCAAGTTGATATACTAGATAATGTTTTAGGAGTTACAGATGTTGTAGAAACAACTACAAGAGATGTTACTCCACCTAAACCTGTACTTGTTCCCGAAACAAAAATGACGGAAGAAGATATAGACAACGATTATAAATATCAGAGAGAAAACTTTTATAATCTGATAGAGAGAGGACAGGATGCAATTGATGGTATTCTTGACCTTGCAAGGGAATCAGAACACCCCAGAACCTATGAGGTTGCGGGGCAACTAATTAAGAATGTTGCAGAGGTAACAGAGAAACTTGGAGACTTACAAAGTAAGATGAAAAAACTCAAAGAAGTACCTAACACTGCACCAAAGAATGTAACTAATGCATTGTTTGTGGGAAGCACAGCAGAACTACAAAAGATGTTAAAAGGAAAAGAATGATATGCCATTAACTAGATTTAAACTAAGTGCCATTGAGGACGGTGGTATTGCAACTGCTGATTTAGCAGACGGTTCAGTAACAACTGCAAAGATTGCTGATAGTGCAGTCACTAGTGTAAAGACTAGTAACTTATTTACTAATACAGAGATTGCTGGAACTGAAGCAGCAAGAATGCCTGTTGGTACAACTGCACAACGTGCCAATGCACAATCTGGTGATATTCGTTTTAATTCAACACTTTCTTTAATGGAGTATTACGATGGGGCATTGTGGAAAGCAATTGACTCGCCTCCTACAATTACTTCGATATCCCCCTCAACATTTACTGCGGCTGGTGATACGATTACTGTATCTGGTACTAATTTTCAAAGTGGCGTCAACGCATCGGTAATTTCTTCTGATGGAACAACATACACTCCAGATTCGGTTACAAGAGCTTCAAGTTCATCAATTACTTTCGATATTACAACTGCAATTAAAAATTCTGGTAAAGATGCATTTGATGTGTTAGTTTCAAACACTTCTGGTTTATCAGTTACTTCCAATGATGCATTAACTATTCCAAACCCAACTGCCGCATTTACTTCTGCGGCGGGCGCTCATGCAATTTTTGATTCTGGAAGAAGTGGTACTTTTAACGGTGGGGTTACATTAACTGGTGATGTTTCTGAATCTGATGTTACCTTAACATACTCTGTATCTGCTGGTTCACTTCCTGCTGGTGCATCTTTGAGTACTTCAACTGGTGCAATAACAGGATTTAGTGCTGTTGGTTCTGATACAGCTTCCAACTTTACAATCAATGCGAATATATCAGATGCTTCTGAAGGAACATCGGTTGATGTAACTCGAGCATTTGCATTAACAATAAAACCACCTGTAGTAACATCTTATACATCTACTGGTTCTGGAACATTTACTGTTCCAACAGGACTTACAGCTGTTGATGTTCTAGTCGTTGCTGGTGGTGGCGGTGGTGGTGCTGACAATGCTGGTGGTGGCGGTGCTGGTGGTCTAATCTATAGACCCGCATTCCCTGTAACTCCAGGCGGTTCAGTATCATATACTGTTGGTGCGAATGGTGGTGGTGTTCCATCACATTTTCAAGCTACACCTGCTGCTCAAAATGCACCTTTTGCTAAAGGACAGAATTCAGCATTCGGAACATTGACTGCAATCGGTGGTGGTGTAGGTGGTTCATCTGATAGTAGTGATTCAAATAATGGCGGCCCAGGCGGTTCTGGTGGCGGTGGTGGCTCTGAGGGTGACAAAAATGGCCCAGGCGGAACTGGTGTTCAACCTTCTCAACCAGGCGACTCTGGAACTTATGGTTTTGGTAATAATGGTGGCAATGGTTCTACTGATCCTC